TGCGCTGTTCGAATGGTCCGACCCCAGGTAATGAAATGGCCGGTATATGAAAGAAGGGCCCACAAACAGAACGATATGTGGCATTATATTTGTGAACATCCATCTTAAAGGATGGGGTGTAGTCAGGGTTGATAATCCCAGACTCCAACATGCGTGGCAACATGATTGACTTCCAACGTTGTGTCAACAATGATGGATCAGGTGCAATAGGCACGTACTCAAAAGCAGGATTCCAACGAAAAAACCCTACATCAAATACGCCAACAGTGCCATTGCACAATTGCGCTAATCATCGGGTAGTTAGTGCGGCATACTCCCCATCTGGAGCTGCCACACCACTACCCAATGACAAATTGTACACACGAATCTTAACAGCCACCAATTGAACCGTATTCAACATTACATCGTAATCATAAACTTGGTTCTTGTACGTAGTCTGTAAGAATGTGGAGGCCGAAAACGACAACGCTTGTAAACGCTGTGTGGTCACCTTCGTGTGCACGTTTGTTGAAAACAAATGATCAAGCAAATTCTGGTAAATCTGGCCACGTCTAGTGTAGCGGTATCCCAACCTATGAGCATAACTCATTGATCGAGATTCCAACCATGATATTCCAGCATGTCTGCAAGTTTGATGATTGGTGTCCATGGCATCCATAGGCAACATAAATGGATCAAATCCAAACACGCTACGTATTGGTTCCAAAATACACCCAGCACCTAAAAACTCTACCCACGTCCTGGTGTTGACACCAGGATCCATAGTGGGAATGATCATCCAGCGCAATTCATCCGCAAGGGATGCTTCTGTTTGTATGGAGGTTGATTCCCCAAATAAACCTGGACCCGGCGCTTTGTGTGCACCAGATTCCGATTCAATGTGAGAACCTACTTCGCTCACAGATTCCAATGAAACTGTGGGCGTATCACCAACATCGCGCCATACGCTACGCTTTCGTGATTTCTTAGCATTAAAAGCTTCACGCTTCCGTCGTTTCCTATCCGCACAACTGTCTCCAACTATGCGTGAATCGTTAACGATCTGTAATGCGCCAATCATTTGAGAAAGTGCGTCGTCGATGCTGCCCCCTTTACCATTCTTTCGGTTGGGCTTGCCCTTACCAACAGAATCACTCTTTAAGCCGCACTCTTTATGGAAGCCACTCCCATGTGCGTCGCTTCGGTCAACAGATAACCGCGTTGTTACTATAGGAACGACCTCTTTTGTGCGCACATCGCGTGCGTCTTCGCTTGATAATGAACTCTCCCGCGTTTTTGGTTTCTGAAGAGGCGTACAGACCGTTTCCTTCATACTCCCAATTTGATTAAGCAAATCAGAACTCTTTTTATGCGCGCTACCGGCGTCAATGGATAGACTAAGCGGCGCACCGCTTTCTAACCTCCGGACAGGGTTCGTTCCGGGTACACCACACAATATATTTTCCTCCCGGGGCGGAGTACTTTTTCGAGCCAAAGGTGGTGTCTTCCTACGGGGTGGGGGGCTACCCCCTGTCGCAGGCTCTTTCATGATATAAGACGAGGAAACCAGGTCATTTATTCATCCTAAAACACGTGCCCCTACCTCGCACGCGTCACTGTGACAATCTTCATGCCTCCAGATCCACAGGTTTCGGGAATTCCGGCCGATGGAGTGATTGCGCTCGAATACAATCACACCATAAATAGACATCATCGGCAATAGATGCCCAACCCATTTTTAATCAAGGGGAACTGATATGGTTTATAGGGATCCACCCCCAAATCCTCACTCGAGAGGCTGCTCATTGTCAACAACCATATTACACTCTGAGTGACGGATCAACCCAACGATGGCCACCACAACAAGCAACAATGTTGCTATTGTGAGTGGCCAATCACTTTCCAACATTAGATTGTCATGCCCAACTTAGCCATCATTGTGGTTATAAGCTGGGCACCCATCTTACCCGCGCCCGGGCTACCAGTGATCGCCTCGCAGACCAGTTCAATTGGAGGTTTACCCAAAACGGATGACAAAGCTGCGTTAAACGCTGCCAAATTAACATTCGTAACAGGACCTGCAGTTGGAACCAACTGGCCAGCAGTAGTGGAAGGCAAAGCGGGTGTGCCCTCCAAATGGTAGATGTACTCGATCTCCAAACAATTGATGGAGTTGGGTAAACCCTCGGCACGAATCAACATACCTTGCCAACCCTCGAAAAACGCAGCGCCATGTAAATCGCTGGAACCAGGGAAGGCCAACCCACTCGTGGTTCCAACAACTCCTGAGTCAATAAGAGATAAAGAACCATTCAATGTGGTGGTGTTGTAAGTATTGTGAAACGTAAAAGCTCCGGGTGAAATTGGCTTACTCCAACAATCGACGTTATTGGTAATAAGCTGCTGCATGGTATACTCTTCAGCGTCTGGTAGCTCAAGTATCGTAGAACTCAATCCCGAAGTAGTGGACGACCCCACAAGTGGGGCACCCATCAACTCAGAAATTACAATGTTCGTAACGGATTGGGAGCTGAGGACCTGGGGGCCAGGTCCACCAGACACGCAAAAAGGTGCAATTATAATGCGACCAGTTGCAGTTGTGGGGGGTATAAGATTACGCATGCGTATTCCAACACCAACTACGCGGTAAGAGGTAAACGC